CCTCGGGCGACATTCCGGCGTCCAGCAGATACATGACGATCTGCGCGGCATTGGCTGACAGGGCGTCTAGATTCACGCCCGGATAGCGTCGAGCCTGCAAGCGCTCGGCCTGCGGCGCGTCATACTCCACGGCCTTGACGCCGGGGACGGACACGGCCGCGCGCGCTTCCGTCTGCACGGCCGGGTCGCTCGGCTGGATGATCTTGACCGGCTCCGGCTCTCGCATCCGCGCGCCGCACAGCAGCAGCGGGACGACCAAAAACGGAGCGAGACAACAGGCGCGTTTCATTTCGGCTTCCTCCTTTCGGATACATAGATGTCCACAAACGGCAAACGCTTGGCCCGGCCCTTGACGTAAAACGGGCAGTTGGACATATCCATGGCGTTTTCCATGCCGTTCGCCTTGTGCCACAGGCGCGACTTGTGCGGCGGATGCAGGGCGTAGGCGCAGATGATAGTGCCGTCAATGCCGCTCCATATGCTGTGCCACTGACAGGCCTTGCACAGGTGCTTGTCCAGGATGGGATGTGCCTCGCGCCAATGCTCGATGTTGCGCGCCACGTCGTAGGTGCGGTAGAGGCGCTTGGATTGCTTGTGGCTTTGCTTTTTAGTGGTCACGCCGCGCACAGACCAATGATAATTGTACTGTATGGTCTTGGCCGACAGCCCTAAGTGCTCGGCGATCTGTTCTTTCGTGAGCCACAAGCCGTATTTGTCGCGCAGTTCATCATACAGCGCCACTGGTCAGCCTCCGAAGAATTCCGCGAAGCGCTCCGCATTGTACCGGCCGCGCGTCAGCTCTATCGCCTCGCGCACGGTGTAGCGCTCTTTCAACTCGCGCAGGCTCGACACAAACGCCTCCGATCCGGCCTTGCAGGCCCCTGTTATGATGCGGTACATCGCCACCATGTCGTTAAGCGTCAGCTCGCTGTCGAGCGTGAGGCCGCGAAATTGTTCGGCTCCGCGATCCTTGGCGCGCTTGAACGCAATGTCCGCGATGCCCTCCCGCAGCGTGCGGCAATGCGCGTAAAACGTGCCATCCGACACGACGTTCTGCCCCTTGATCTTGCCGATATACAGGTCGTAGCCATGCACGCGCCGTCTCGTCTTGCAATGCATCAGCATCCCGTCGGCGTAGAGATAGCGGCCGGGAACGTAATCGCCGTCGCGGAGCTTGCGCACTTTGCAGCGCTGCTTCTCCGTTATCTGCGTTCCGCCGAGATAGAGCGAGCCGCCGACCGTCAGGTTGTCCGGCAGCGCCGTTATCTGCGTGTTGCCGAGATCGAGCGAGCCGCCGACCGTCAGGTTGTCCGGCAGCGCCGTTATCTGCGTTCCGCCGAGATAGAGCGAGCCGCCTACCGTCAGGCTGTCCGGCAGCGCCGTTATCGGCGTGTCGCTGAGGTCGAGGTCTCCGTCCCCGTCTATCAGTGCCTGCGCCTGCTTGAGCGTTAACTTTCCTTTAAGTGTCATTTTTCCCCTCCTGGGTCACCCCGTAGGCCGCTAGAAACTGCAGGCGCGGGATGTACGTCCGGTGTCCCTTGCGGTACACCGGCCACGGCAGCGCCTTGGGTTCCAGCCGTGCCGTGACGCGGATATACTGCGCGTCCCACTGCAGCGCCGCCGCTGCCTCCGCCGGGGTCAGATACGTCTTGTCCATCTTTGCGATATCGGCAAGCGTCATTTTTCCGTTTCCTCCTTATTCGATTCCATCAACTCAATGGCCATGACCGCGCCGGTGATCTGGTCGACAAACTTGTCCTGCAGGTCTGCCGGAAGCTGCGCGACCTTCTCGCTCAGGCTCTTTTCTTTCTCGCTCATTCGCTCACCTCCATTTTTCTAACTTGTAAGGTCATAATAACACCCTAGTTAGGTTTTGTCAATATATTTATGCGCTATTTTTATACTTTTTTATTGACATAGTTAGATAGACGGGGTATTATATATACAGGAGGTGAGTTTATGAACGAACGGATCAAACGACTGCGTTTGGAATTGGGTCTTACCCAAGCCCAATTTGGAGAAAAAATAAAGCTTTCACAGAATTTTGTATGGATGATTGAAAAAGGTACGCGCGCTCCCAGTGACCGCACGATCTCGGATATATGCCGGGAGTTCGGCGTAAACGAGGCATGGCTGCGCACGGGCGTAGGCGAGCCGCATCGGCAGCGGGGCCGCGAGGAGGAGCTTATGGCGCTGACGCGGACGCTGTTCGCCGACCGGCCGGATTCCTTCCGGTCGCGCCTGATCACAGCACTGCTGCGCATCGAGCCGGAAAGTCCGGAGTGGGAGATATTCGAGCGGCTTTACGAGCGGATAGCGGCGGAAAACAAAAGACCCGGGACTTAACGTCCCGGGCCTTTTTTGCTTTTTTGCGCCTCACCATTTGAGCAGGAGCCAGTATACGCATTCCACCTTTGACAGCGAGGCGGTTTCCAGCATGGGGAGGATGTGACGGATAAAAATTCTTTTTTCGTCCATTTCTGCCGGTTTTTCCTTGCAGTTGCCCGCCGCGTGTGGTTTAATGTTGTCAGTACACATTTTTTATCGGCTCCTTTATATTATAATGTGGTGAATTATTGTAAGGAGGGAAAAAGAGCTGTGGTTTGTCCGAATTGCGGGAGCACTCGCGTGGTAGTGCAGGCCGTGACGGAAGTGAGCGAGAAGCGGAAAAAGGGTTGTCTGTACTGGCTGTTCGTCGGTTGGTGGTGGGAGCCACTCGCGTGGATATTTCTGACCTTTTGGAAGCTTTTGTTCGCGCTGTTTGGCCGACACACGAGGATCGTGAGCAAAACGCACTCCGCTGCGATATGCCAGGACTGCGGCTACCGATGGCGCGTGGACGGTCGGTCGCCGATGGGCGGAGGGATGGCCGCGCCCGCGCTGAATGTGCGAAGCGCGGTGGCGGAGGAAACAGAGATACCGGGAACGTATAAGGGCTATGTATACGACGGCTCTTATTACGATGTTGACATACAGGCGTCCTTGCGGCAGTTTGCGCGCATCGACCTTAACTATCTTGCCGACGAGCCTTACATCGAGGTCGAGGCGGCGAACGACGACCGGCGCGGGCCGGATGCGGTCGCCCTGCGATGGAACGGGGGCCTGATCGGCTATATGCGCAACAACGAGGTAAGGGACGAGGCTAACCGGCATTTGGCCAAGGGTTGGCCCGTGCTCGCGTGGTTCGACCGTGCGGAAGTGAGCGACGAGCGCGCGGAGGTATATATCACGGTCGCGTTCTACGCGGCGGCGCTGGAGGAAAAAAAGCCGTCGGACAAGTACGCGCTGGACGATATCATGTCGGAGTTTGGCTTGTGATTTTTAAGTGCCCCGGCTTTGGCGACAACCTCGGCCGGAGCCAGCAGATACCGTTGCTGACCACCTATCTGCTGTGCTTCCAGTGTGGCAGATATTGGGCAAAAAGTCTATATTGGGATTCCCGAATTTGTCGTAGAACTCCCGAATCAAAGCCCGAAAAGTTCGTAAATTTCACGAATCTGCCATTTGGAGGGATTAAATGTCAGCGCTCACCGATTTACAGCCCTATTTTGACGCCTATCCAGAGGAAATACGAAAAGGCCGCATGGCAAAGGGGTATACCCTGCAAGAACTGGCCGATAAATCCGGCGTCCCCTACAACAACGTGTGTGATACCAACACGGGACGCAACAAAAATCCAAACCTGTTTTATGCCGCCGCGTGCTGTAAGGCGCTCGAGCTGTCGCTTGACGCAATAACCGGGATTCAAACAACCGGTTTTGACGCCGGGGACAACGACAGTCTGCACCATCTCAAAACGGAGAACACGCGGCAGGCCGGTGAGATACATCGACTGGAGGCTATAAACGCTATGCTCTCCGCGCAGCTTCGCGCCCGCCGACCAATCATCTACGCGCTGACAGCCGTGTGTGCCCTGCTGCTCGTCGCGGTGATCAGCTACATGACATGGGATGTCCAGATAAGGACAGCCGGGTTATTTCAGTCGGTTGGTACAAGTGTCTTTGCCGTTTCCCTCGGCCTGATTGTCCTCGCCGCTGTCGCGGTCATGGTATATGCCGTGGTGACCGTCGCGAGAAAAAAATAAAAGCAGCCCCCGGAAAAAGCCGGGCACCTTATTGCAGGTGGTGAAAATATGATCTGCCGAAAATGTCAGGAAGAGATCCCGGAGGGCAGCGCGTTTTGCAACCACTGCGGGACGGAGCAAAACCCAAAGCCGGGCGTAAAGCAGCGCGGCAACGGCCAGGGAACCGTGTACAAGCGTAACGGCAAATGGGTCGCGGCCGTAACGCTGGGCTACTACCGGGAGGACGGAAAGATGAAGCGCAAGACGCGCTCGCGCTCATACCAGACCAAGCGCGAGGCCGTGCAGGCGCTCGGCGAGCTACGCACCGCCAAGACAGCGCCGCCGCGCATCAGTTTTAAGGCGGCGTTTGACCAAGCGATCGAGGCGTACCAGTCCAAGCGCAACCGTATACTGCGCTCCGCGGTCAAATGGCTCAAGGCGCTCTACCCGATCCCGCTCTCCGATGTTGCCATCATGGACATACAGGACTGCGTTGACGCGTGCCCGCGAGGCAAGTCGACGCGGCAGGAGATAAAAAATGCGGCAGTGCTGACATATAAGCACGCGATCACCCGCGGCCTGATCGAGGATAAAATCAATATCGCGCTGTTTGTCACGGTCACAGGGGCGACGCGGAAAAAGGATGGGCTGCCGACAAGCTATCTGACCGCGCTCACGGAGGCCACCGGCAAAGTCAAGTATGCGGACTACATCGTCTGCCAGTGCTACCTCGGCTACCGCCCGACCGAGCTGCTGTCGCTCCGCGTGCGTGACTACGACCCCGTGGACAAGACATTTGTCGGCGGCATAAAAACCGACGCAGGTAAGGGCAGGATCGTGACGATCAGCCCCAAGATACAGGATATCGTCACCGGCCTGGTCGCTGGCAAGGGACCGGATGATTATGTGTTTGACATGGCCGGCCGGCGCATGAGCGACGGCGAGTACCGAGATCTGTTTTACGCCGCGCTTGACGCCTGCGGGCTACAAAACCCCATCATTGACGGGGACGGCTTGACACCGCGGCACACCTACACGCCGCACTCCTGCCGGCATACATTTGCGACGCTGGTTAAGCGTGTGGACGGTGCGGACAAGGATAAGCTTGAGCTGATCGGCCACACGGACACCAGGATGCTGCAGCATTATCAGGACGTGTCGCTTGATGATCTGCGGTCGATAACGGACAAAATTTGACGGCAACACGACTGCAATAGGTTCGTTTCCCCCTCTCGCCGCCGCTTCACGAGGCACCACGCGGCAAGACATGCAAAACGCCGGGAACCCTTGATCCTAAAGGCTTTTCGGCGTTTTGTCAGTAACATCAATAGTTCCGGGGTCACACCCGCCGCTCCGGCGATTAATCTAAAAACAAGTAACAATGCGACACAGAGTCCGCTCCCCAAAAAACATAGCATTTTCAGTCGTTTTCCCCGCTATTGGAAAACATTGTCTATGTGAGAAAAACTGCAATAGGGATGCAATTCTGCCAATCACGCGTCGAGCAGGGCCTCCACCGTTACGCCGAGGGCGCGCGCGATGCGCAGGACCAGCCCAGCCCCCGCGCCCTCCAGCGGGGCCGTGCCATTATCAAGGCGCTGGATCTGCTGGATGTGGCACCCGACGGCATCGGCAAGCTTCCTCTGGGTAATGCCGGCGCGCACCCGATAGTAGGTGAGGAGCGTGATCGTCTTATAGCCTGCATATATCTCTGCATCGCCCAGCTCCTCCACTGCGTCAACCGGCATCGCGCCAAAGTTAAGGGCAGTCTGTCCGGGCTTGAGCGATCCGGTTATGATCGCCCGGCCCTTTTCGATGGCGCCGGCGTAGTCGCCTTCCGGCGCCTCGACGACCGTCTTGACGCGACCGACAAACACGCGGCCCGGAGTTGGCAGCTTGTCGGTGGTCCTCGGCTCGCGGTCTATATCCGCTGTAATGTAATATTTCATTCTTCTTTTTCCTCCTCCGCTCTCAGCGCATCGTACTCGTCAATAATGGGCGCAAAGTATTTTTTCTCCGCCTCGGCGCGCGCCTTGGCTGCATCAGCAAGATTGCGGTAGCGCCCGAGAGTTATCGTTTTACCCTGGACCCCTATCTTGGCAACATACCTTTGCTCGCGCGTCTTCCAACATACGCCTTTGACCCCGGTGCGGTTATTTTTGTTCTTTTGGCGCTCGGGCCGGATCGCGCTAACGGTCGTTCCGGCGTAGTGCCCGACGGTATTAAGCCGCTCGATCTTGTCGCGCGCCGTCTCCTGCAGGAGGCAACCGCAGCTCCTGGGCGTCCCCGTCAACACAAGGCTCTTGTAATCGGATACGATCTCGTTGCCGCAGTCGCAGCGGCAGCGCCAGCGGCGGAACGGCTTCCCGGCGGTATAGGCAGGCTCGGCCTCCCCGATCACCGTGAGCCGGCCAAAGCGTCGGTTTGTCAAGTCCATACGACTCATAATTTGCCCTCCTTAGCAAGCCATGCAATCGCCATAGCAGTAGGTGTGGCACCGGGGGCAGACGCCGCGGAAAAAGCGATCGGTGAGAGCCTCCGCTTTGGAATCCGCCTCGACCTCGCGCAGATCAAAAACACGGGTCAGATAAGCCTTAAGGTCGTCGATCTGCTGCTGCAGGTTTTCGGCTATCCAGACGCGGGCGGAGGAATCCCATTTCGCCGTGAAGTTATCCTTGATGTACTCGCGCATCTGGTAGGTATCACCGCTGATGCAGCCGGTCTCGGTGTCAAGCGTGATCGTCCACTTTTTGCTGGTCATCGTGTACTTCATTTCTTTTTCCTCCTGGGCATTGCCCTCTCTTGATTACATACTTATTATATACCTTATTAGTTGTAATGTCAACAACAATTTACAACTTTTAAGGCGTATTTATGCACAAAAGACGGAAGGAAAATTGGGCAAAATGCGCGCACAAAAGCGGCCCCACCAAACGATGGGGCCGCTTTTGTGCGCCAGCCTGTCTTTCGTCTCGCCATCTGCTGGCAATCTAATCAACTGAGGATCTCGATGACTACCGGGTCGTGGATGATGATCTCACCGGCATCCTCACCGTACTCGTAAGAGTTGCCGCCGATGATGGCGACGTGATCGCCAAAGTAGGAACAAGCCTGTTTAAGACTATGGACATCAGCCACGCAGATGCCGTCGAGCTCTACGCCAGTGTCGTTTCCGTCGTCCCACACATGGGAGAGATGCGAGATTGAGCCAAGCTCAAAAGCCCTGGACTGCGTGCGGATGCCAACGACCTCGTAATCCCACGCATAATCTTCGATTCGCTCCATAACCTCTTTGCTCAGTTCCATCTTTCTTTCCTTTCCGGGGTTGTCCCCTCTCTTGATTGCGTCTTTATTATATACCTTATTAGTTGTATTGTCAATAGTAATTTGCAACTTTTGAGATGTATTTATGTACAAAAGAGCGCGGGTAATTTTGGCAAAATGCGCGCAAAAGCGGCCCCATCAAACGATGGGGCCGCTCGTTATTTCCCCCGCACGCGGCGGGACGTCAGCTCGTCCACGGCGGCCAGCTTGGCGCGGTCTGCGCGCGCCCGCGCCGCCACGTCCTCACGGGCTGTTTTCCAGGCCGCGAAACGCTCGCAGCGCGCAGCGCAGGCCAGATGCCGGTCGGCGCATCCAAAGCACGGAGAGAGCCGCAGGGCCGTCATACGCCAAGCTTTGCCCAGGTCTTGGGACCGACCGCGCCGTCGATCTCCAGGCCCGTCTTGCGCTGGTAGTCGCACACGTCGTCCACGGTGTCGTCGCCGTAGGTGCCGTTGCAGTAGAGGTAATACCCCTCGGCCCACAGCGCCATCTGCAGATAATACACCTCGCCGCCCGTGCTGCCCTTTTTGAGCGTGGTGTGCGCCGGGCGCGCCGCGCCGAACAGCGCCGCCCAGGTGTCGGCGTCCACGATGCCGGTAACGGGCAGGCCCTTGTCGGCCTGCAGCTTTTCCACGGCCGTCTGGGTACCGGAGCCATAGGCGCCGTCAAAGCCGCCCGGATCGTAGCCCAGACAGTAGAGCTGCCCCTGCACGATATGGCTGTCCCAGTTGTTATCACCGTACTGGCACACCTTCGCATAGGCGTAAGCATCCCAGTCCCATACGCCATCCGCCGTTGCGTTGCCGGTGAATTTCTCATGCCAGTAGATGGCGGCTTTTTTCGTTTCCGGCCCATAAACTCCATCCACGGCGATGTTAGTAAGCCACGCCTGATACTGCGCAATGGGCGTGTTGGGCGTCTCGTCCGCTTTGTAATTCGGCGTAGCGTAGCCCAGTATCGTTCCGTTGCCGAGGCCGTAGGAGCACACCTTGCACATGTTGCCCTTGTTGCCCTCGATCACATACACATAGCCCCCGGACACAGCCTTGACGATGCCGGTATGATTGCGGCTGCGGCCGCCGTTGTAGGTGTATACCACCCAATCGCCCGGCTGCGGTGTGTAGCTGCCGCCGTAGGCCTTGCCGTAGTGCCAGCGGCCCTGCGCCTTGGCGTCGTCCATGATCGTCCCGCAGTTGTAGTGCGGCCAGCGGCCCCAGCAGGCTGCCTTCGCGGCGGATCGGTCGCCGCCGCAGGCCTCGTACACGGCCAGACTGTTTTGCATGGCGCACCACTCGCCGGGATTGAGTCCGCACACGCGGCCCGCCCATGTGTAGTTGGCGCTGCCGCGGTTGGCCGCAAAGTTGGACTTGTCGCGCGTGAGGTATTTCAGAGTTCCGCTTGCCTTCTCGTAGTACCCGCCGTTTTCCGTGTAGTAGGCCGCCGCCTTGACGGCCTGCGCTGCTGTGCAGGTGCTCATGATACATTCTCCTTTTTCTCGTCGTCGCCGGCGGCCTCGGTCGTGTTGCCGTAAGCGTACAGGTTCCGCGTCTGGTTCGACGGGGAGATAAAGATTTTCTTAGCCATGATTTTCTCCTTTCTCTTCCTCCGTGCCGGAGCTTCCGGCCGTTTTGTTGTAACTGGCGCTGGCGATGCCGCATATCGCGCCGAGGAATGTATCCACGGCCGTGATCGTCCCGACCACCTGTTCGGCAAACGGCCAGTTCCAGATCCCCGCCAGCGCGAAATACAGAGTTCCCGCAGCCGGCAGCGCAATGAGCGCGATCCACTTGATCACATCGTACAGTTTGTTTGACAATTTCATATTTCCCTCCTTAACTGTGAGCCTGTTGGTTCAAATGTTCTTCGATTTCCCGTATGCCTTCGGACACCGGGCCGTTACAGCCCTGCTCTTTTAGGCCGCGCAGGCAGGCTAAAATCCCCTTTGTGAGGATCCGTTGCTCCTCTTTCAGCCCCTTGATATTCTTGTCCTGCTCATCCTGCCTTTGAAACCACTTGACGATGCGCGTAAAATACCCCACAAGCGCTATAATTGCCCCAACGACTGCCGCCGCACTTAGCACGGTAGCCCATGTAATCGTAACATTCATTCCGATCCCCACTATAGATTGATAAGTTTTTGGATGAGCGCGGGCGTGAGCGTGTAGCTATTGCCGCTCGCGTCTGTCAACTGTACCGCTCCGCTGCCGTCCGTGCCGACGCCAAGGAGGGCCTTTTTTGCCCCCGCCGCATTGTGCGCGATAAAGCCGCCCGCGTTAGTCTGCATTCCGGTGACACCAGCGGAAACCGTTGTCGCCGTTTTCCCGTCTGCGTTCTGGCACACCATCCCGCCCGCTCCGGACGCCAGTGCATACGCCTGCACGGAGGTCTTTGCGGGATTGTCCTTGTCAATGAGCGTTAGCACGCCGCGCCCGTCCGTGGTCTGCCAAAGTTTCGCCACCGGGACACCGTCCGACGATACGGACACACCATCCGCCGTGTTCCCGCTTTCCTCCAGTGCGCTCACGCGCCGGGATAGGCTAGACACCTGAGACTGCACGCGGGACGCGCGGGTGGATAGAGTGATGACGTTTTTGTCCGGGTGGTATGGATAGATGTCCCGCTGGACCACCTGATGGTTGACCTTGGCGCTCGACCGCGCCGGGTCCACCACGCCGACGATGGAATACAGCGGCATGGACAGAAAGCCGTATGCCTCTGGCTCGATGGACGCAAGGTCAAGGATGCTGATGTTATACGAGCGATCTGGCACGCACATAGCGGCCAGCCGCTTTTTTGCCCCCTCCAGCAGGGTTTCCGGGGTCGTAAATCGCTCGTCCTTCCAGTACATGGCCACCTGATTGGTTGTGTAACTGTAGTCGGATATGTACGGTCGTCCCTCGTTGACGGAGATTATACCGATCCCGTCCTTGCCAAATGGGTAGAGGATCGTCGCAAAGTCAGTGCTCTTGCCCTTGTACTCGTTGGATTTTAGGTTGAGTGCCCTGTCGACGTAGGCCCCACTTGGCGTGTAGCTGTCTGTGTTGATGATGGTGCAGGTCTTGGCGATATTGTTCCAGCGAAACGTCACGCCGTAGGTGTCCCGGCACGCCTCTGCAACGTCCAGCGGCGTGCCGCCGTCCATCTGGATGGTACGCCCGATGGTGATGCCTGACTGGTCGATGATCGTCCATCCATACGGTTTGTACTGGTCAAGCACCTCGGCCACGGTTTTCGTCCCGGAATTGACCGGATACCAGACGGACCCTTTCCACGCGCCGAAATTGATCTGACACTTGACGCGCTGGGTTTTTGCCCCCGCGTCCACGGCTTTGACGACGTATTCCGTCCGCGTCGTCAGCGCCGATTGCTCAATGATGATCGTCTCCTCCTGTATCTCGTAGCACAGGGGGTCGTATATGCTGATGTCAAATATCAGCTCGTCATAGCCCGACGCCAGCTCCCGGACGTAGTAATCGTCGATTTTAAGCGGCTGCCCGCTTGCCTTGAGTGTAAGCACATTCCACCTCCCCTCAGATAAACGCCGGGTAATATGTCACCGTCGTTGCATCCGTGATCTCGATGGTGTTTGTCCCTGGCACGAGGCACGGAAACTCCGACCATGACACCGATCCGGCGTATGGCTGGCCGTTTTTGGTGATTTTGCCGTCGATGCCGTCAAAGACGAGCACGTCACCGGCGGCAACTCCAGACCAGACAGCCCCGCCGAAGTGATACGCATCCGATGCCGCGCCGGCCGTTGTCTCAAGCTTACAGTCGATATAGGGCATTGTGCCTCCACATGTGATGGTGTTAAGCTCCGGCGTGATCGTCCCGCCAAGCGGAGACGGGTCCTGACAAATCCCCTTGAACGTGTAATCCGCCTCCAGCATTGCCAGATTGAGGACCGGCGACAGGCCGCCCGCATACGCCTTGGAGACGATCTGCGCCGCACCAAGCTTGTCGCACATGACCGAGTAGCTGCGCGTCGAATCGCCAAGGTCAAGGACGGATTTTCCAAAGCACTGTGCGTCAAAAAGAGACTTGTTGTCCATGACGTTTTGCGTAACCGACCCGATAAAGACGAGCTTAAGCGTGATCGTGCGCATCCCGTATATGGTCTTTAGCTGGTGCCACGTCGAGCGGTTAATACCCTGAAAATAGGAGTTGTCGATGGGCGTCCCGCTCACGGTAAAATCTACGCATTCCGCGCCAAACTCCGTGAGCGGGTGCCCGTTGATCTTGGGTATTGGATTGTTGCCTGTTGCCATCACATTTCCTCCCACGCGAGGCTCTCGCCCATGTCCCACGCCGTCGCCCGCGCGAACTCATGTCCGTCTATGTACAGCGGCACGATGATTTCTCGCGCTCCAAGTCCACCGGACGTCATAAGCCGCTGCGTCACATAGCGCTCCGCGTCGTAGTCTCGTGCCTCATTTGCCGTAAGCACGCGCTCGCCGACGTGCAGCTGTGCCATGTAGCCGTCATAAGGGACATAAGTCAATCCGCTTGCGTGCCGACCACCGCCAGCGCCAGAAGTCGAAAACGCGGAGCTAGTGCCGCGTGAAATGGCGGCCGAGCCGGAGCCGCCCATTATCCAGTCAGCGATAGAGTTGCCGATTGACGCCGAGACCGAGCGCAAGGGGAAAATATTATTCCACAGCGCCTTTGCAAGCCGTTTGATTATCGTCGCTGCCGCGTTGTCGATCTTTGAGCCGTCGTCGAGAAACCCAATCATAACCGAGTCAAGGAGCTTTTGTCCGGCGGCGTCGAGCTTTTCCAGGCTCAGCGCGTCAAGCAGGAAAGTGACGATGTTATCAATGATCTCCGGGATGCGGTCGCTAAGGTCCAGCGACGCCCTGATAAGTCCCTCAATTACGGCGACGCACAAATCCCATCCGGCGTCCAGCAGCTTTTGCAGGTTTTCCGGGTCGGTCAGAATGTCAATGATGTCAAGGACGACACCAGTGATCTCTGGCATCAGCGTAGGTAAATTGCTCGCCAGTCCCGATATAAGCTCGACCAAAAAATCAAAACCAGCCTGCGTGAATGCAGGAAGGTTGTCGAGTATTGCGTCAAGCAGGGACGTAATGAGCTGGTCTGCAGCGTCTAACAGCGACGGCACCATATCCAACACCATCGTCAATATTTCCGGCAGTAGCGCCGCAACCAGATCGGCGATGCCGTCCAGCGCCGTTTCAATTCGCGGCAGAATGTTGTCGGCTGCGACAGAGGCGCTCTCCACGAAATTTTTAACGAGTTTATCAAAGTCCTGCGTATCATCCGCGACGCCAACAAGGAGGTTTTTCCACGCGGCCTTCATCGAGTTGACGCTGCCTTGGATGGTCGCGGCCGCTTCCTTTGCCGTTGTGCCGGTGATACCCATGCGCTCCTGCACAATATGGATAGCCGAGATCATCTTATCAAAGGGTACGTTGTTGACCGTCTTTGCTGTAACGGTCATGCTGTTCCCAAGGACGCCGGACTCATTGATAAGCCGAGCCATTTCGCCCGCCGTGCCGCCATAGCCAAGCTTAAGGTTGTCCAGCATCGTATAGTTCTGCTTCGCAAACCCCTGATAAGCGTATTCGATGGCGGCAAGGTCCGTTCCCATTTTGTTGGCGTTATCCGCCATGTCAGTGATGGCAACGTCAGCCAGCTCGGCAGCTTTTTTCGTGTCGCCACCAAGTCCGGAGACCAGCCGAGCCGCGAAACTCGTCGCCGTCTCCATGTACTCATTGGCCGACATGCCTGCGGTTTTGTAAGCGTTTGCGGCGTTCTTGAATACAGCGTTTTGCGCATCCATCATAACGCGGTATTCGCGCTGTACCTCGTTGACTGTCTTTCCGACAGATTCTGCGTACTCCGTCAGCTCCAGGCCACCCGCCCCGAACAGCGTCTCCACACCACCGACAAGCTGCTCATAATCCGCAAAAGCAGCTACACTGTCCTTCACGAGGCCGACAATTACCTCCGCGGATTTTGCAGCTAGGCTGACAAGCCCCTCGCCGACGGCACGAGCAGCGCCCGTCCAAATCTCCTTAAAAAATCCGCTTTTGCCCTTTGATGCCTTGTTGGCCGCTTCCCCCGCGTCCTCGGCCGCTTTGCCGACGTCGATAATAAATTGCTGTGTTCCGTCCGGCTTTATCTCAATCCGGACTTCACCGTCTGCCATACCCTCACCAACTTCCGATGTTAATGTTTTTAAGCTGTGCCGCAAACCGTTCCCGCGCTTCGTCCGCGCTCATTGTCAGCGCAACTCGCGCCTTGGCCTTTTGCAGCTCGGCGATCTGCCGCTGATTGTGCTTATTCGCCTCCGGGAGGGGCCGCAGTCGCAGCTCGACCGTCCGCATGAGCGCGGTATCGCGCGGTGCGTTTTGCAGCAGATCGAGAAACTTAAAAAAATGCATCCGCTCCCGGCTGAGATCGTGCCCCATAACCAAAAACGCCCCGCGTATGAGCGGCCAGTCCTGCTCAAAGTCGAGCGCCCGCTCCCCGCCGTCCTTGTTTTTTGGAAACAGGTCGTAAACCTCCTCCAGCACGCGCGCCGCATTCTTGCCTCGCAGACGCCGCCGTATGAGCAGCCTTGCCTGCGCCGTCACCTTATCCCCATCCAGCAGACAGGCGTCTCTCTGTGTGTTAAACGCGGCCAGAACACGCCTGAAATCCAAGTTGAGGCGATACCGACACCCATCGACCACGACCGACGTCGGATAGTCAGCGTCCACGGTGCTTTATCCGGCGGTAAGCTTCTGCGCGCTTACGGCTAGCCTCCCGCACGCGGGGAATCACCACGTCGTTGACAAACGGAGCAATGTCGGTCAACGCCTGCGCGCGGTCGCCGTCGTAGACACCTAGGATCGTGTCACGGCCAGACTCCCCAAATATGATGCAAAAAAGTGCGTCAATGCTGCGGTTTAGGTTTTCCTCCGTTGCGTCGCCCTTTTTCGCTTTCTGGAGGTCGGCCACGTCAAAGCAGCTTTTCTGCAAGTTGGCGGCGATTGCGCTTGGGTCAAGATCGACGTCCAGCGTATATGTATCGCCTCCGTCCGCGCAGCGGATGACAAGCTGCTCCCTAATCCGTTTGTTTTTGTTGATAACGTACATATTGCTCCCCTTTCGTTTCAAAGCGGGGGCCGGAGCCCCCGCTGCGTTATTCCTTGGCGACGACCGTAGCCGTTCCGCTTGCCACGACGACAAACGTAGAGACGTTGACCATAGCAACCGTGACCTTCTGCCCGTTTGCGATAGTGTACGTCGCACCGTTGCCAAAATCGTTCCACCCGGTAAGGACTTCGCCCACCGTCGCCGTCGGCGCACTCTCACCGTAGCCGTAGACGTATTTGCACCCCGCGTCCGGGAACGTCGGCGTAGCGGTAAGGACGGTCGTGCCCGACGTATTCCCGGCGACGGAAGCAACCGTCATGGAGCCGGTCGCCGCAATCGTCTCCACGGTCGGCTTGCCGTTCATTCCAATGTCGAGGGATATCGCCGCGCCGTCCGTCGTGGCCCCACCAAACGGGGCCATGTTGGACAGAGTGCAGTCAAACGTGTAGCGCGTGACGGTCCCGTCCGCATTGGCCAGCGAGTACCGGGCGTGCGTCTGCATCTCGGCCATAAGGCCAAAGCAGTTTGAAAAAATGTAGTCCTGCGCGGCGTCGCCAACAACGCGCACGCCGGACAGGGACAGCTTGGGATGGATACCCGTCTTGTAGTCGCGGCCGTAGCCATCGTCGCACAGGAAATAGTATTCCTGCAGTTGCTCATTGAGCGCGAGGTTCAAATTGTTAAATCCGGCGCACAGAGGTTTCCACGTCCGCGCGTCACCATAAGGCGTGACGTCGATTTCAATCTCGACGCCGTACTGAGTAAGCAAAAAACTCATGCTTTTAATCCTTTCTGATAAAATTTTACAAGTAGGGACGAGCCGTAAAGCCATTGACTGTTCTGTTCCACACCAAGCAGACGCGGGGACGCTATGGTCGTGATGGAGTATATCTGCCAGTCGTCGCCCCTTGGATAGTCCTTGCGGAACGTGAGGAAGCGGTGGATTTTGTCCAGCGCCCGGATAACGGCGCGCTGATCGACGTTTTTCCCGTTGCATACGATGTTCATCGTCTGCTCGGCCCCGATGTCCAGATGGACACTGTCCGGTCCTCCTTCTCCCGTCATGGCGATCCCGTTAAGCGGGGGCATGGACCCGATCACGACCTGCGCATATGGATTTGTGAGCATGGCCATATCGATGACAGCCCTCAATATCTCGTCATACATCAGCCCATTCCCCCCTTAAATGCCTTGGAGTACACATCCGCCCACGCCTTTTTGTATCGCCGCTTGGCTCGCTCGTGCCATTGGGTGTATGTGCCCGGCGTCGTGTGATTTTTAACCGCGTGCGAACCATCCGGCCAGCATCCGTAATACTGATAAGCCGCATACGGCGTGTCATAGACAAGCTCTGTTGCGTCTTCGTCCTGCTCAATGCGCGCGCTGTCACGCAGCGTGTCCTCCTGTTTGGGGACAAATGGCCGCTCATCCGCCATGATTTGCTCGGCGAGCATTTTCCCAGCCCTTTGCGCCCCCTTGCGGAGCCGCGCAGAAAGCTCATTGACATAGATTTTTGCAGTCCCCATCAGACAAGTCCCAGCTCGTAGTGGTGTATATTTCCCGCATCGTCCGGCAGCGCGTCCACGGACAGGATGGAGTAAGGCCCCGTCCGTCCGCCGCGCTTGTCCGTCACATAGCAGGTCATATACCGCCCGGCGATGTGCGCGAGCGTCTGAAAGGAGACGTAATCATATACCGGCTGAGACAGACGGCCGTCCACAAACAACACAGAGCGCAGCACGACTTCCGTATTCTCCGCCGTCTTGCGTGTCTCGTTGGTGTTTTGCAGATGCACGCCGCTCACGGTGTACGTCCTCTCCGTAAGATTTTGATATACGTCAATGCCGGACGGGACGTGCAGCTCGAGCGTGTCCGTCAGCATCCGGCGCGGTATCGGCTCAAGCATCACAACCACCCCCACGGATAGGGCAAAATGCCCATATCGCCGCAGGTGGCAACCTGAGGGTTAAGCAGTCCTGTCTGCTCGAGCGCCGCATAAGCGCCCGGGCACACCATGGAGGACGCCCCCAGCGCCACCGACGCGCCCGCGCCGTCCACGCGCACCTTGCCGACGGTAAAGCCTCCCGCCTGCCGTCCGGCTACGGCTACGTCTGTCCCGTATACGGCGTAGTATTCAACCTGCGCGCAAACCGCCTCGCGCACGGCCTCCTGTTGCCAAGCAGGGAGAGCGGCGTAATTTGCCGCCCTCCCGTGGGTGATCTGCGCAATTATCCGCTCGGCCTTTGCCTCGGCCCGTGGAAAATCCGCCTCGGCAATCGGCTCGCCCAGATAACAATTTCTGTAATAGTCAAGGGTTACGATTGCCATACCTTACCTCAAGCGCCGACTACCTCGACGGCGGAGCCGGCGGCGATGGCCTTGCCCGTCTGCTTGTTGACCAGCGCGACAGTGACGTACTTGCCAGCCGTCTGGCCGGTGAGCGCAAGCGGGTTAGTGCCACTGCACTTAGTCCAGGTCACGCCGCTAGGCAGTTCCGCGCCGTAGGTTACCGTCGGCGCGGCGGCGTTTCCGGCCGTGTAATACGCATCGACGCCAAACACGGGGTTGCCGTTCTGGTCGATCTGACCGCCGGCATACTTGACCGTGGTCGCGCCGGACGCCGCGCCGGCCTCGGACGTGACGTCGACCGTACCAAGCGCCGGAGCGCTCGCAATGTTCGCAAAAAATCCGGCCTGACGCTGGTTAAGAGCAAACACATCGTAGTAATAGCGCTCGTAATACAGGTACTTGCCCTTGCTCTGCGCCGTCGGCGCACTCATCATCGCCACGTCGTACACGATAGGCGCGACGGTGGCCATGGGGTCAATGAGCAGCATATTGATCTGTTTGGCCCCGCTAGCCGCCTGCCAGCCGCTCGTGAAATCGAACGCCGTCTGCATGATATCGGACGGGACCTCCTCAATAAGGATTCCGTCCAGCTTGCCGACGTTGCGGTCGATGTTGCGGATACCGGTTCCGGTGTCGATAAAACGAGTGATGCCCGCCGCCTCCTTGAGCAGCTTGTAGGCCGTCGGGGTGATCTTGCAGCGCACGCGGTCGCGGTTAACGCGCTGCTCCGTCATGTACGCGATGTAGCTGTCCCACGTCGCGAGGATGTTGTCCGCCGTCAGAGTGGTGCTGTCCGTGCCGCCGAAGTTCGAAGCGAACGCCGCGAACGCGGAGGCCGCGTAGGCGTCCTGCTCGGGGATCTTCTGAAACTGGTTGAACGTGCGGGTAACGTTGGCGATAGTCGCCACGTCGTCGGTCTCCACGATGTCCATAGGGTCGATCAGCGTGTCCCACTCGCGGTCCATCGTCAGATCCATCGCCTGCCAGACCACGTTGAAGTTGCGGTCAAAAACACCGTCGATGTGGTCGCGGTTAACGGCGCGAGCGCCGGAAACGCTCATGCTCGGCACATACACCGTCTTTCCCTGCAGGGGGCGGAAGCGGGAGCTTTCGCCCGCGTTCCAGATGTCCGCAAAGTAGGACAGATAAGGGTATGCATTGGCAAGCTCGCGGCTGTACTGCGCCGCATAGTTAATAGGCTGCTGCGTAAACGGCATAATTCAAAATTCTCCTTTTCATTCGGTTTTTTGGGGGACAAAGCCCCAGGTGTCCATGAAAGACGGCCCCTGTTTGCCCGTTGGGGCGCTCCCATGCGTTTGCGCGCCGAACGTCGGCGCTTTCGTCGGCTCATCCTCGGCTACGAAAATATCCGGCATGGTCTTTGCCATTTCGGTGAGCTGCTCCTTGTATTCCTTGTGCTTCTCCCCGTGGTCAAGGCGTTCCCACACCATATCGCGGTACGGCGCTTTCACCGCCGCAAAATCGTCACCCTGAAAAGCCTTAAGTTTGCTGTTTTCTCGTTCCAGCGCCTGGTATTCCGGCAGGGTCTTGGCGTCCACTTCAGGCGGCTTCTGTGCGGCCAGCGCCGCGTCGATCTGCGCCTGTACATCGGTCTTGAGTACATAGTCATTGAGCGTCCGATTGCGCTCCGCCATGATCGCATCGACCTTGTCTTCCGGGACCCCGTTGCTGGTGAGAAATTGTCGGGTAAATGCCATAACGTCTCCTTTAACGCCTGTTAGTACGATAGGCGATGCGGCCTTTAACGCCCGCCGCCGGGCGAAATGGTATAAAAAGTCCGGGCGTGTTCCCACGTCCGGCCGATTTAGCTGTTATTCTGTTTTCCCGGCGAAGATCGCCAGATTCCGCCCTATGCGTTCCTTGTCCCCGCCGAGCCTGAGCGCCTCCCGCGCGCACGCGGCGGCATAGCCCCTCTCGCCGAGCTTCCACCACGCGATGGAGATCATATCCCACGGCGCAGGCCCCCACGCCTCCGGCGTGCTCGTGTAGCTCAGGTCCCGCTTTTTGATGTCCAGACACCGCGTCAGATACCGCACGCACCCGCGCCAGTCCCCGCGCCCGTAAGCGAGCTTACCCAGCTCCAGCCACGCCTCGCGCTGCTCCGGGGCCTCCATCGCCGCCCGGAAAAGCCACAGCTCCTGCCGCTCCGCGTCGCCCTTCGCCGCATAGCAGCGCGCGATATACCGCATGCTCGCCGCCCTCTCCGGCGTCCACGTCGCCCGCGGCATCGCCAGATGCTCCCGCAGCGTCCGTATGCAGTCGTCCCAGCGTCCCCGGAACATATATTCCCGTCCCAGATAGTGCCGGTTTCGGTCGTCGTCCGGGTCCTCCGCCACGCTCATCTCCAGCAGCGGCAGATACCCCGCCCGGCTCTTTTCCCCGTCCGGGTGATGCTCCAGCCGTATCGGCAGCTCGCAGAACACCTTCGGCACGTCGTAGCTCAGTATCTCATGCACCGGATGCGTCCAGCGGCACACGCCCGGCGCGTGTATCTTCTCATACAGGAATTTTGTCCCGTCCGAGCCGTCCGCGTTGAAGCTCCATACATATTCATACCGCCCCGTCGTCGCGCCCTCGCGCCAGTTGTCCTCCAGCACCCTGCGCCATCCGGGGCACAGTATCTCGTCCAGATCGGTACACACGAGCACATCCGCCCCCGGCGGCACCAGCCTCATGCTCTCGTTCCGGGCCGTGTCAAAGCGCCACGGCTCGATCTTCCGGCACTCCACCACGGCCCCCAGCGAGCGCAGGATATCCGGCGTCCCATCCGTGCTTCCCGTGTCCAGCACGGCCACGCCGTCCGCCTCCGCCATGGACTGCATCCACCGCGCGGCAAACCGCGCCTCATCCTTCGCAATGGCGTATACCCAGACGTTCATGCGTCCCCTCCTGTCACGCCGTCCGCTGCCAGGCGTACACGGCCTGATACGGCGGCATATTGTTATGCGGCTGACCGCCTCCAGTAGCGGTTGTCGTGTAGGAGTATGTGGCGGTTCCATCGTTGTTCAGCGCTCCATATGTATCATTACCGCCATAGACGCTTCGGCCCATGAGCGACACCGTGTGATCGTGGCTCGGTATCTCCTCCACCGTCAGCGAAACGGACGCCTCGCCGCCCGTGCTCCCGGCCGCGTAGGTGCCGCCAGCCGCCAGCAGGAACTTATCCTCGATGCGCTCCCACGTCCCGCCGCCGAAAAGCGTCGCCGGGGACGTGCTGTTGACGCTCTGATATATCGACCCCACCGGGTAGAACGCATCCAGCAGCCACGTCTTGTCGATGGACGGAACGTAGCTCAGTTTCCCATCCTCGCCGGTGAAGCTTTCGATGTTTATCCCCGCCGAGGCGATCAGGCGCGGAATGGCCGCGAATATGCCGCCCGACTTTACCAGATTTCCGCTGTCCATCGTCGGCTCCGCGTCGAAGCTGTAGCTTCCCGCCGGTCCCGTCGCGCCCGTAGGCCCGGTAGGCCCCGGAACGGTCGAATCCGCCCCGTTCGGCCCCGTAGGCCCCGTTGCTCCCGTCGGCCCCGTTGGACCGGTATTTCCCTGTGGACCAGCAGGGCCTGTTTCACCAGCCGTACCGGGCGTTCCGTCCGCGCCGGTAGGTCCGGTGGGGCCAATCGGCCCGGTGTCGCCTTTCGCGCCGTCCGAGCCGGGATTGCCCTGTTCCCCCTGCGGACCCGTAGGGCCAATGTCGCCAGCCACCCCTTGAGGGCCTGTCGCGCCCGTGGGGCCGGTGTCGCCCTTTGCACCGTCTGCGCCAGCAGGGCCGATAGGTCCCGTGTTTCCCTGCTCGCCCTGCGGCCCGGTTGCGCCGGTTGCACCAGTCGGGCCGGTTGCGCCCGCAGCACCCGTAGGGCCTTGCGGTCCCTGCGGGCCTGTGTCGCCCTGCGGCCCCTGTATCTGCCCGACGTTGATCCAGTCGTTATCCGCCGCAGACCACACATACAGATACCCGCCGACAAGATAACTGTCGCCCGGATTGCCCGTCGGATGCGCCGCTTTCAACTGCTCGACCGTATCGTAGCTTCCGAGAATGGTAACGCCCGTGCCGTCCGCGCCCTTGGCTCCCGTGGGGCCAGTCGGTCCGGCCACGCCGGTGTCGCCCTTCTCTCCCTGCGGCCCTGTCGGCCCAGTCGGTCCCGTAGCACCGTCCGCACCCTTGGCTCCGTCTGCGCCCGGCGTTCCGTCCGCACCCGCGGCGCCGGTAGGACCCGTCG